TATCTGTTCTTTTTTCAATCTCAATACAGAGAACTTCTTTAGTTGCTGGTTGATTATATTCTTGAACAAAAGAAAGTATTTCTTCAAATACAATCTTTTGATTGTAATCCTCAAAATATTCAGATTTAATGAAAGGTATTACTTTTCTAATATAGTCTTCATTATGTAACAGGTTTCTAAGAATTAGAAACTCAACTTTCTCCATAACTAAATTCCTTACGTGCGATTTCGTCTAACTGTTGCATTACTTCTTCAGTAAAGTATTCTTCGGGATTTGCAAGAATCTGTTTTGCATAGATTTTCTTACCATCCATCTCATAGCGTCCTGCTACATTCTTCCAGAGTCCACCAATCTCACCAAGTTCCAAAAGACCATAGTAACGATCAAGGCCGCGCTCATCATAATAAAGACGGACTTCAACATCTTTATTCTCCTTACTCAAACGCGATTTAGCAGTCTTAGCCTTGATAATATTTCCGACCACTTCCGTTCCATCCTTTTCTTTCTTTTTGCTGAGATAAATGATTGAAGACGCTGCGTACTTGAGTCCGCTGCCTCCACCCATTTCCTTAGTTGGTACGTAAGCTCCGATAACGTCATAAGTATGATTGGTAACGATCATTGGGATGTTTGCTTGACCAAGTTTGAGTGTGAGCATTCTAAATGCTCCCTTTACAAGTTGTGATTTGGTCATATCACGAACTTGTTTATCATTCAGCGCATCAGTAATTTCCTTTTCGGTAGAAAGCATACCTAAAGAGTCTAGCACAAACATGCATGGTTTGCGCTCTCCTTCAGGTTTTTTTAAGTAAAGGTCTACTGCCTTAAGTGCTTTTGTGCGAAACTCTTCAATTGTAACAACATTAACAACAACAAGACGAGAAGTATCAATTCCACGCGATTCTACAAGTGATTTGGTAATAGCGGCTTCAGTATCAAAATAGAGACAATAACCATCGGGATTGGTATCAAGAAAATTCTTAACAACGGCGAGACTGAAGAAAGTTTTTCCAGTACTAGACTCTCCAGCAATAGCAGTAATCTTGTTGCCAGATACACCACCAAATATGCTACCTGAAACCAGTGCATTAAAAATGTACGAACCTGTGTCAACATACTTTTCTGTTTCATCAATATCAGCAGCTAGTTGGGTATACTCACCACCAATTTCTTTTACAATATCTTTAAGAAAATCCATAATTTATTTTTTCCTATGAATGCTAAATGTCCACAACTTTGCATAAAGTTGTTTTTCAGAATGATTCTTTAATATTTCTAGAATTCTTTTAAATTCTTTTTCGGTTATAGGTATTTCCATTACGAAAAAAATGATTCTAAACTTGCTGTTTTTTCCACATTCCACCCAATTGAATCAAGAATAATTTTGAGTGGTTCTAGAAATGCTTTCTCAAATTGTAAGTCATAATCTATATATTTGTCAAGATTTAGTTCCTTTGGAAACTCTTGAATAAACGAAATAACATTTTCGTGAATATGATTTGGTTTTTTTAAATAAATGAACTTAATCTTTTCACCATTTTGAATGAGTGAATATTTATTGGTAAGTTTATTTTGTTTAATATAATGATTGAATAACAATGCACCGCGAACGTGAATAGGAGTTCCTTTAGCATAAACTGTTGCAGATGATTGATATTTTTGAACATCAGATGCTGAACGAGGGAATGAGATTTGTTCTGGTGGAAGTTTCTTAAAGTCTCCACGACATTTATCAATAAAATCAATTACCTCATCCTCGGTTCCACTCATCATCAACTTAAGAGCATCCTTAATCATTTTGCGGCAAGGGGCAGGAGTAGAAGATTTAACAGCTTCAATACCCATCATCTTTAGTTTAGGTTCTTCATAACGAACACCCTCACTGTCCCATACATTCAGGATATAACGCTTCTTAGCAGTCCAGATTCCACGGTCTGCAATGTTCTCACGCTTCATCTGCATCTTCTGGTCATATGCATTCACATAGTCCGCCAGTTCTTGGTAAGAACTTTCAATATATTTTTCAAGTTCCATCGAAGCGACCTTATCAAGGAACGAAACAACGCTTTCAGTAGTTTTCTCTCTTCCCTTGAATACAGTTTCAACCAGAGGGCCCATATTAAGATAAATGGAATCAGTATCTGAAGCAATAACATAATCAACATCTTGCGTTTTAAGAATCTTATTGAGATAGGTATTCATTTTACCTTCAATCCAACGAATGGAAACCTGACCACTCAGAGTGATTGCTTCAGCATTCTCAAGTTTGTAATAACGAAAATACTGATTACCAATCGCACCATAAGCAGAGTTCAAAGAAATCTTCTTTGCCATCTGGATATTATTACAACGAGCAATCTCTTTTACAAGTTCCTTGTTCTTAGTCTTCTCATATTCTTTTTTCGCTTCAATCATCTTCTTCTTGAAGATAACACGGTCTTGATACATCTTATCCATCAATTCAGGAAGAAATCCACGAACATCTTTGCGGAACATTGCACCATTCGCACAGACAGCATAATCCTTATAAAGTTCAAAACTAATTTCTTGATTAAGAATCTTATCTACAGTTGCTGTAGGATGCCTTTCATCAACCAGAGTTTCTGGTGAGATGTTGTATTGCATAATCAAGTGTGGATACAGAGAGTTAAGGTCAAAGTTAACTACCCAATCATACTTTCCAGGAATCGGCTCTTTTACATAAGCACCAGCATACTTTTCATTCTTCTGCGATTTATTTCTTGGAGGAATAACAATATTTCTTTTCTTAAGATAATTGTAAATGATGTTGTCCCACATCCTAACCTGATAGAAAACATCTACATAGTTCACTTTGGCATCATAAGCCATGGTAAGTGCAAGTTCAATCAACTTCATCTTGTCTTCCAGACGGTCAACAAGTTCTACGTCAACAATGTTATACTCAATAAACTTTTGCCATCCTTTCGTGTAAAAATCCTTAAAGGTATCAAACTCGGAGTGGTCTAGTTTTTTCTGACCAAGTTCAACATCAGCAATGTAATCAAGACGATATGATTCCTGTGCTTTATAAGTAAACTTCTTATAAAGGTCAAGATAATCAAGTTGAGTTAATCCACCAACATCAAATGTTGTGTGTTTACGTCCATTAATAAAAAGTTCCCCTTCAGTTACAAGGCCCCAGTTGGAAAAACGTTTCATCAGTTTCTCACCAAGAACACGATTAAGTCGTTTGCAGATATAAGGAATATCATACAATTGAATGTTCCAACCAGTCACAACATCAGGAACATCGACCATCCAATAATTAATAAAACTATTAAGAAGTTCATATTCACTTGGGCAGCAATGATAAGTCACATTACTTTGCTTGTTATTAAATGGTTTAACTCCCCAAGTAATAATTTCCTTTGTCGTATAATCCTGAATTGTAATTGCAAGGATTTCTTCAGAACAAGATTCTACATCAGGGAATCCTTGCTCCGATGCAACCTCAATATCCAAAGTTACAAGTTTTATTTTGCTGATATCAAACTTAACTTCATCCTCTGGATATTTTTCCGAAATATACTGATAGATATAGCGATCATTTCCATAGATCTCAAATCCGTCAATCTCATCATATTTTTTGTAGAATTCGCGACAATCCTTTACCGTTCCTGGATTGATAGGTTCTACTGGTTCTCCACTTAATGTCCTATACTTAGAATCTTTTTTAGTTTTTACATAGAGAGTTGGAAAAAACTCATCTCTTGTTTCAAATCTTTTACCATTTTCTACTCCGCGAACCAAAAATTGATTTCCAATCAATTGAACATTAGTGTAAAATCTCATTCTTTAGTAAGGTCCTCGTATTTTTCAAGTAGTGTTGGTGTTGGGTCTGTAAGAGTTAAAATCTTATCAGAACTAATCATAAATGTATTCTGCTTTGTATATCCACAAAGATAGGGTTCCATAGTATGATCATTTCTTACAATAAAAGGTTTTGTAATTTTGCAATCAGGTTCTCCAAGTTCAGAAGTAACTTCTTCAATCTGACTGATCAGAATCAGATTGTTCATCAACACTATCATTTTGGTCGATTTCATTTTTATCATCTCCTAATATTTGTGTTTTATACATTTTAACAAGGTCATCGATAGGGTCAACAAGAGTGACAACCCAATCATTAATCACTGGAATTTTTGTTTGCTTTGTGACCGGAATCCAAGGAGCCAATTTAATTTGAAATGAACCTGGAGGATTGGATGCCGGTTTTCTAGTACTAACTAGACAAGGTTTATTGAAAAAATACCCGATAGTTTTTTCGCTAACGACCATTTCTTGAATATCTGATATCACTCTTTCGCCAGATCTCAATAGAGCAATTTTTATAGTCATTTTTTTCTCCACACATACCAGTATTCTACCAATAAAAAAAGGAGGAGTCAACCTGGATTTTGCCAGGTGCTCCTCGCGCCGACGATATTCAAAAGTATTTATCTCTTTCTTTTGAACTTACACACTTTCTTTCCAGGAAGCATAGCATAAGATGTTGTACCTGCCCAACCACATTTTGCTTTTGGTGGTTTTGCATCAGCACCAAAATCACCTTTCATTTCTTTTAGGATATTATTAAATTCCTGGAAAGTTTTCATTTTTTATTTTTATTTAGAGATAATCCTTTCGCTTATGGTGGTCAGGGACAATCTTCTTCAGGTTGACAGAGAGGAGTCCGTCTTCAAAAGATACATCTGCGACTTCGGTATCGTCTGCCATTGTCCACGCTCTCTTGAAAGATCGTTGAGCCAGTCCCTTATGGACGTAGTTGGTGTCGGATTCCTTATCCTCTTTTTGTCCTTCGACAAATAATTTCCCATCTTGTGTATAGACATAGACTTCCTTCTTTTTAAATCCAGCAAGTGCAAGTTCAAGTCTTGACTCTACATTACTGACTTGAACAAGATTGTAAGGGGGGTAATTAGAAGTAGTTTCATGAAGGTTAAATAGACGATCAAAGTATTCATCCATTCCAATGCTGTTGCGAGTAATCCTATCCATTAGAGCAGGAAGATCCGCAGAGGTATAACGCATGAGGTTAGTCATTATGGTAGCTCCTTAAAAAGCGAGTTTGTGTTGTGTGGACCCTTTCGGCATCCATTACTAATTATACAAGAAACGAAAAAAAGAGGTATCGGCAAAACCGAACCTCTTTTTAGGGTGTTCCGACTTTTGTAGAGTGCCGCACGAATGGCACACCACTATTTATTCGGTCTCTACACTTTTTCCTTTTTTACCAATGTTGTACTTCTGCTCAAGAATCCAATCACCTTTGTCCTTATAGGAAAGAACTTTGATTTGATTCAAAGGAGCAATGTCTGCAACCTTATCTTGATTAACTACAGTGATAAGTCCCCAGTCAGCAAGAAGACGTGTGATGCGATTACGTCTCTGAACATCATTCACTGTCAGATTTGCGTGCTTTCCATCAAGAGCAAACAATTCTTTAAAGTGAACAATGTAGTATCTACCTTGCTTATGAAGAATGTGGCAAGATTGATAGAGTTTTTTCTCTTTGCGCGAAGCAACTCCGATACGTGTCAAAGTTTCACGAACTTTTAAGAAGTCATCTGGTTCATTAAGAATAACCTCTACCATTTGGTCTGAAGACCAATGGACTTCAGGTTCTACTGTTTGATGAGCAGTAGTCATTTTGTTCCTCCAATTTCAAGTCGTTGTTTAATAAAATTTAGTTGTTCTTTATTTAGAATCTTCAAAGCTTGAGATGCCTTTTCATTACTATAACCATAGTATTGCTTAACGCATTCTAAATCTTTGACTTTATCCTTACGGAGCCAGGGAGAAAATCTCTTCTTTTTCCTTAGACTATTTAGATAAAACAAATATTGCATATCTTTATCAAGTTGATGATGCATATTCATTTCATTCGCGAAAAGAATACAATCAATGTGTCCAGATAGACATCTATTGATAACAAAGGGAGCATATTCTTTGATAGAAGTCTCATCATCTTGCACCAAGTTTTCTTTGGTGAAATTTATTGAATTTAACCAGTCCTTAAGTTCCATTATCTAATAATCTGAATTTCATCGTCATCTGTCCAGAGTTCGACCTTTGTTCTGAACCTATTTTCTTCTTTTAGTTTTTCATATCTCTTTGTTGCTTTTTTCTTCCACCAAGAGATAATATTTTCCAAATAAAACTTATCCCAGTTCTGACCGCGAACTAATTCTTTTTGCTCTCCAAGAATTACTTCACGAACATTTGAATATCCATAATCAGAAATATAAAATCTCTTCTTCTGAGTAAGATTAAAGGCAGCATTGATAACGCTATTAAACTCATCAAGTTTTTGTTTGTCTTGAAGAGAGTTCTTGATAATAGAAATCATCTTAGTCTGACGCTTCATCTTTTTTGATGAAGCTTTATTATCAGTCAATGGAGTGTTATTGTTTAGATAAGTAAACCTATCATGCAACTTGTGAAACACATCGTCATGAAGGAGAGGTAGGAATTTACTTTCAGTTAAACCTTTATACCTCATAAAAGGTTTTAGGCCATCATATTGAGATGCATCTGTAGTTGAACCATAAAGAGAGGTTGTTTCAAAAAGAGCAATGTCTTTCTCAAATACTTCATTGAGTGTCTCACGAGCAAAGTGAGAGCAGCACATCAAAGCAAGTAGTTTTCCTCCAAGATAGTTGTATCCAAACGGTTGTGAAGGAACAATAACAAAACCCATCGCAGCATGGCGATTAAAAACAGAAAGATCAGGAACTTTTCCCAACCATTCATTTCTTGGTTTTGAGTTGATTGTCGGAGAACCAAAACGAATAAATCCAAGAACCTTTTTAGTGTTCCTCTCAAAAATCATCCAACGAAGTTCTCTACCAGGAATATTTGACTCGTTGTTATGAGAAGATACAACCTGCAAAAGACTATTGTAGTAATCTTGTGGAAGTGCTTGCTGAAAACGATCTCCGATAAACTTAATATCAAATTCCATATCTTCTGGATGAATGTCTTCATTAAAGAATTCATCATGAAGTGGAACTAATGTATTTGTCGTTTTGATTACTTCTTTTTTTACAAAACGCAAATAGTCCTCAATATTTCCCATCTGAGAGAAATACTTAATAAATTCATCTGCTGCCCATTGAGCGTCTTGTTCTGAAATAATCATTATCAAACAATTAACTTTTTAGATGGTTTTTGAATTACTGAGAACATTTGCTCATATTGCTCAACAATTTGTTCCTGTGTATCCGCAATATACACTACATAACTTTTTTTAACTGAAATTTCCTCATTCTTATCTTTTAAGAGTGGTGACCAGGGAGCAAATCCAAGTTGTCCATTACCAGAAGGAATAGCAACAATTGGATTAGAAATTACAATTACTTCTTCCCCCATATCACTTTTATCATCAATAAGGTCTGCGATAACGTCTTCACCAGACCACATACGAATTAGTTTTACATTCATTGTTTTTTCTCCTTTATTTAAATTCACATTCACACATAATTTCAGTAAGAGCAGCAAGAAGATTTACTTCTTGGTCAGCCACGAACGCACATTGGTATTGATACTTAGCAATAATAAGAACGGCAGCAGGAATAGATTGGGGTGAAAGACAATCAAAAGAGGCGTCGTAAATCCTGCGAAGTAAATTACTAGCATCGTTGTCCAGGTTGGAGACCACCCACTTTCGGACTTCAGGAAAGTTCTTATCTTTGAGATTTTTAACAAGTTCATTTACAGAGATGTCTGAGAAAGATGCAAGAATGCCCGAGTCGATTTTTCCTCCCGTAGAATACCTTTGGCATTCGTTGAGGACCCTACGAAAATCTGGGAAGTGTTTTGTAACCAGTTCCGCAACGACTTTTTCATCATACTCAATCTTTTCCGCATCCAGGATTGATTGAAGTCGCTGAAAGAAACTACCTGCAAGTTGAACTCTTTGCTTCCCTTTGATGGTGAAGTCGATGACGGCACATCGGGAGTGAAGAGGTTCAATAATCTTGTTTTTGTAGTTGCAGGTAAAGATGAATCGGCAGTTGTTATAAAATGTCTCAATATTCGCCCGTAGTAGGAGTTGTACGTCGTTGCCTGTGTTATCAGCCTCATCGATGATGATGACCTTGTGTTTAGAAGATCCCGTAAGTGAGACGGTCGAAGCGAAGTTCTTCGCTTGGTTCCGTACAGTATCCAGAAAACGCCCTTCGTCGGATCCGTTGATGACATAATAATCTGCACCCCAATTCATTACATAATGCTTTTGCGATTGTAGTTTTACCAATACCAGGAGGGCCAGCAAGGAGAAGATTTGGAATCTCACCTTTTGCTACAAACTCCTTAAATGTTTTTTTAGTATCATCAGGAAGAATACAATCATCAATTACTTGAGGACGGTATTTCTCCACAAAAAGAAATTCACTTGCCATAATTATATAAAAAAAAAAATTAATTACTATTAAAACTAATTACAGTCCTGTCTTCAGTGTTGTTTATTTCTCCATTAGATCCATGTTCCAACCAACTTGGAAATAAAACTAGCTGGCAATTCTTAGGTTTAATGTAAATAAAATCATAGTTAAAATGAGTCTCATCTACATGATATTGAAATTTATTATGTGGATTTGGATTATAAAAATATAGTTTACTACTATTTTCGTCAACATTTAAGTATAGAGACCCAGAAACTTTAGAATTTGGATGCATATGTGTCAATAGTTGACTACCTTTTCCTTGAACATTCACCCAACTATTATCCAATTTTGCAGAAGATATACCCAATATTTCCAAAAAGTTATCAATTTGTTCTTGTATTCTATTTGCAATTTCTTCACTCAAAGCACATTCATTATCTCCCCTAAAAGTGCTACGAGAATTAATAGATAAAGACCCATGCAAATGATAATCTAGAGTTTTGATATGATTAATCAAATCAAGTCTTTCATTATCACTTATAAAATTATCTATAAGCAAAACTGGAGTGGGAAATAATGCTAACAATTGCGTATTGTCCATAATCAAATCCAGTCAGGTTTTCTTTCGGGCATACGAAGATAGTTATCAGAAACCCAAGGTTTGGATGCGATGTATCTTTTGTATGCCTCAAATGTATCAATAGTGTCATCAAACTTCCATTCCTCTGGCATAGCACGAGCAAATGGAGTCACCTCCGTAATCTTACCTTTGGGAAACAAATAGTATGCGTCCACAAGAGTTTTATAACAGGAGTGAGTTTTATTATACCGCAAGCAGTATTCATCAGACAAGTTCAATCCCCACTTGATTAGCCAGTAGGCATTATGGATACTCTCCATTGCCCATTTGGTGCAGGGATGATTGCGAAATGCCCCCTTCTCGGTCTTATAGGGGGTTCCATCTGCCTTAGGGAGAATACCGTACCCATGTCCCCACTTACTAGAAGCAACGATAGAGAGCATCTGACAGCACTCTAGAGGCATCTTGACAATGTGTTTGTCGGGGAGGCAAATGGCACTCTCAGCAGGCCAAGGGGAAGTGACAAAGATGTTCATCAACCAAAAGTAGAATCAGGCTCCAGAGCAATATGATAAGTCACATCGAATCCAGTATTCTTGAATCGTGACAGAAGTTTACTTGAGATGACTACCTCATAATTTCCAGGAAGAATCTTAATATTTTCTACCTTGAAATTGAAAGTGAATACTTCATCAGTCTCACCAACAACAACAGAGAAATCGTTAGAAGTATCGTTCTTCTTATCGCGAACAACAAGTTTCACCACACCTGCTTCACCAACCACAGACAGGTCAGGAAGTTGATAAACAGCAGCAGCCTTAAGGAGTTTATCAAGTTCTTTGGTATCAAGAAGGAAACAAACATCTTCACTAGGCAGAACAATATCCTTTTCAGGAGGAGTAACAATTACATTAGGATCTGCAAAGAAGTATTTCGAACGAGACTTACCTTCTTTAATAACAACATAGCCATCATTCTGGAAATCAAGTTCTGCATTGTGATGAAGATTAAGACCATTCAGAAACTGGTTAAGGTCATAGATACCAAAGTCTTTAGGCAGTTCTTCTTCAATTGTTGCTTCTGCAAGAATGTTCTTCATCACAGAAATAGTGCGAAGAGAATTGCCTTCCTTAAACAGAATTGACTGGTTAATAGAAGAGAAGTTCTTTAGAAGCGTAAGAGTTTTATCAGAGAGTTTCATAATAATCAGTAGTTATATCGGTCAGTTGTGTTCTTGTGGAGTCCAGCAAAATGGTAAAGAAGAATGCAATAATGAATTGCTTTCAGAATATCCTGCTTAGATTTACCATTTTTCTTACCAAAACGAGAAAGATATTTAATAGCATTTGAGCGAGTGAATGGTTCAGCATCACCAATACTCTCAATCAAATCAAGAGTCTGAGTCTTAGAATCTTGAGAAGTATAGTGAGATTTGTACGTGCTAACAAGATACTCTTCAACTTGCTTCAGAGTTTTGTCTTCTTCGTATTTCCAGAAACCATTTTTGTTTGTATCTTCGGGCATATTAAAATTAAAAGAAATAGTATCGGGTGCATAAAAAGGATTTCCAGTCAGACTGATTCCATCATTCTGTGAGTAACATTCAGAGCCGATTTCTGTTCCCAAATAATGAACTTTTTTCATTCCATCTTCACAAGTACTCTCAAAGTTTTTAGACATATTTTTTCATAGTAAAAGGACAAAAAGAGGAGGCACATTTACCTCCTAGTATTCTATCAAGATTGAGGTTGTTCGTCAAGAAGACCTTCAACATTAAACACACCAATCTCACTACTGGGCATCACAAAGTCAGCATCAACCTTGTCATAAAGTTCAAGGAATGCTTGCTTAGTTTCGTCGTCAAAGCGGTTCACACACACTTGGATTGCTTTAGCCTTATCTTGGAAGATGCTATAAGCACGGATGATGTGAACCAGACGGCGAGTACTGATGATTTCCTCAATACCACCATCGTAGAAGGTCTTACGGATGATGTCTGCCCAGTCCACAAGGCGCTTGCAGAAGTCTCGGTCTTCTACCTGCAGGTCCAGAGCGATGCCTTCCAGAATCTTCTGCTCAGTAGCAGGGGCAGGATAGGACTGCTCAAAAGTCACAGGGAAACGCTCAAGGAATGCTTCATTGAGCACATTGGTGCCGATGAAGCGACCATCATCACTACCCTTACCTTTGGTGTTGGCCGTAGCAATGACATTAAAACCAGCAGCAGGTTTTACCCAACGACCAATCTTTTTCAAGAAGACACCTTTACCTTCAAGAATTGACTGTAGACACAGGATTTTGTTACTTGCGAGGTCAATTTCGTCAAGAAGCAGGATTGCTCCTCGCTCCAGTGCCTCAATGACGGGACCGTTGTGCCAAGCAGTATTCCCATCAATAAGGCGGAACCCCCCGATAAGATCATCTTCATCAGTTTCAATAGTAATGTTTACGCGGATCAATTCACGCTTGAGTTGAGCACACGCTTGTTCGACTGAGAACGTTTTACCGTTACCCGAAAGACCCGTAATGAACGTCGGATAGAATAGACGGGACTGAATAATTTTTTTAATATCAGCAAAGTTGCCAAACTTGACGAAGGTATCATCTTTTTCCGGAATGAGGTTTTGTTCGATAGGAGGAACCACAGAGGGTGCTTGGAAAGTACGTTCGATTTCTTCTACTTTTTGTTGAGTCACTTCAAGATTCCATTTGCCACGGCCAACTTTAAATTGGTCAAGTTTCTTAGTAACAGTTTGATAGTTAGCATCGTTCAGATTACACCAGGCACGAATATCAGCACCTGTAATAGTATTGCCATACAGGTTTTGGAGGGAGGTGCGGATGTAGTCAGAGGAGAGTGCCATTCGTTTGCTTTGTTTCAACCTAGTCATTATAAGCGAAAAAGAGGTCCTTTCGGAGCCTCAGTGGTCAGTTTGCCAACTGGTTGCGAAGTCGGTCAAGATGTTCCTGTGTTCCAATCTTTGCTTTATAACCAGGATAGTACTGATTTACAAGTGCAGGAAGTCCTATAGCAGTAACAACACTATTGCACCCAATCCATACTTCTTGAGTATCATATTTTACTACATGGTCAAATGGGAATTTAGTTTTCATGCAACTAAAGAAATGAATTCGCCAAGAACTTTTTTATTTAGTTTTTTGGTTTTAAGAGACTTTACAAACGCAGACTTGATTTGAGATTTAGTTGCACATTCAGAAACTTCAAACTCAGTATCCTGAGAGAGTGCAGTTGCAGACATTCCAAAGTATGCATCATATCCAGAATCAGTAATAGTAAAGCTCTTTACTTTTTTCCAGTCGCTCTGAATTTTTTCATATTCCTTACTATATGATTTATGATACATTTGAACAAATCGACTAAAGTTACGACTTTCAAGAACGCGAATGCCAATAAAGTTCATTGAAGGAAACTTATCTTTCAGATTTCTCAGAAGAACATCAGTAAACTCATGATACCCATATCCAAACTGATAGGTAGTTCCAAGTTTACGATCACGGAGAAATGTGCCCATAGGATTGACATATCCAGTCCCAAGAGTTGGGCCATTTTCCCAACGACGATGAACTTCTTTGTGATAAACAAGTTGGTTTGCTTCACCATCAGTCAGAACAATACACTGAACTTTCTGAAGTTTATTTTCTTTTTGAAACTTAGGAAGAATTTGATGAAGACTAATTAGTGCTTCATTCAGAGGAGTTCCAGAAAGAGAAAGTCGATTGGGATAAGTATAAGGACAACGATAAGTATTTCCGAAACAAGAAGCAAGACGCCAGATATTTAACATTTGATGTTCAAATTCTTTACCAGAAACTTTACTAGTAAGAATGTTCATCAGTGCAAATGTTTCATCGACACAGAGCATACTTTCCTTTTTATCATAATGAGGAGTACGGTCTGCAGCAAGATAACAATCATTCTCATAATCATACTCACCACGCCGCCATTCATTAGTAAAAGCATAGACTTCAAAAGGAATAGATACTTTCTTGCAGAACCATACAAGGTTGAAAAGTTGCTTGCAAGTATCAAGCATCACATCTGCCATAGAACCACTCCAGTCCAGAACAAATACCAGGCCATGGTTCTTACCATCAGGAATCACAGATACTTTCTTGAACAAGTCTTCATTATATTTGTAAGTATGGAGACGGGTTGTATCAAGAACACCAGTGCGAGCAGTTGATGCACGAGCATACTGGTCTGCTGCCTTACGACATTCAAACTCTTTTACAAGATAATTAACTTCTTTTTGAGAAGAAGATTTAAACTTATTAAATTCAATATCAGATTCTTTATAAAGGTTTGTGGGAGTATAATTTTGTCTCTCAGCATGTTCATTATGAAGTTTCTGTTGATTAGTAAAAGAATAATCAATGTCTTTATGAACTTCGGAGTTCTTACCAATTACGGTATCCAGATTTACTTGAGGAACCTGAACATAAACGTTCTCATATCCATCATTATTAACAAGGTCTCGGATTTTATCTTCCAAAGAATCTGCTGTTCGAACTTCAGGTTCATCTTTAGACTCTTCAGATTTTACTGGAGTTTGGTCACCTTGAGCCGTTCCACCATATGACTCTTCAGACTCTTTTTCAGAGGAGTTATCACTCTCACCTTCTTGCTCAGAAGAGGAGTCATTACTCTCCACAAAATCGCTTGCAGGAGACTGCGAATTTCCTTGAGTTTCGTGAGAATCAAAATCAGCAACCTTCTGCTGTTGCTCCTTTTCCTTCTTGCAGTATTTGTAAAGTTCTTCAGCAGCAATCAGTGCATCTGCAAAACTTTCACATGCACCAATTAAATTAAGGATTTCTTTCTCTTCTGGGTTAAAATCTAAAGTGATAAAGTTGCCAACCTTGAAGTAAAGGTTAGCACGGTCAGCAAGATTAAAAGTAGAAATATCTTCGTCTTCAAGTTGAAAGAAATCTTCTTCATTCAGTTCTTTATAACCATTAAAGAACGTTTTAGCAAGTCCAGCATACTTACGCTTCATCAGTTTCTCAATGCGGACATCCTCAACCACATTTACAAACTGAGCAGGAACCTTTGCAGTCTCAGTCCAATCCTCATCAGGAGTAAAGAGGGCGTGGCCAACTTCGTGCCCAACTAGAAGGTCATACACAAGGTTGCTTGCCTTCTCCCACAAGGGAAGGGTCAGCACACGAGTGTGGACGTTGAAGCAGGCAGTAGAAACCTTCTTATGCTCTACCACCAAATCCTCAGTGGCAAGCAATTTGGCAAGTTGAGATTTGATTTCGTGAGAGACTGCCATTTGATTTGTTTCGTATGGAGCCACTATAAAACGAAAGGTCGCCTTTTGGGCGACCCATGTGACGCTTTTTGAACTGGGCGAGTCGTGCTTTTGCTTGCCTCAGTGCTTGCGGTTTAAGTTTTCGTTTCTGTTCTTTCTTGGAATGATGCTTCCAATTTGGGACTTGCATTGTTCTTGAGTGGTTCAGGCCACCATATGCGAAAAACCTTTGACTTTCTCAAACTTTATGACACTTTCAAATTTGTCCTCCATACCAGTCTTATGGGAGATAACAAAGATGTTAGCATCTTTAATTACATAACGAATAATCTTAAGAAACTCTTCGGTTCCAGTGGAATCCAAAGAACTATCAAAAATTTCATCAAGAATCATAAGGTTAGTATTCACGGAGTTTTTCATTCTTGCAACTTCTCTCCAAGTGAAAAGAAGTGCTAGGTCGATTCTTTGTTTTTCTCCTTCACTGAAAGAAGCATAGGAGAAATCTTCATGAATAGGTGACTGGACGGTTTCGTTAAATTCCTCATCAAGTGTGAAGTTGATATAGAAATCCATCATCTGAAGATAACGGTTAACTTGCTGATTTATCAGCGGTAGATACTTCTTAATGATTTTGGATTTTACTCCACCGTCTTTGAGC